GCAGGGGGCGGAGTTGATGGTGTAGCGACCCGGAGGACGGCGGGTGACGTTGTCTGGGGCGGACGATCCGGATGCGATTGGGGGGGCGTATTTCGATGGGGTGGTGCTGGATGAGTATGGGTTGCAGCCGCCGAACCTGTTTCCGGAGGTGGTGCGACGCTTGCTGAGTGAACGGCCGGGCTGGGCGACGTTTCTGGGGACGCCCAATGGCCGGAACGAGTTTTACCGGGTGTGGCAACGGGCGCAGCAGGACGAGACGGGGCAGTGGGCGGGGGTGATGTTCAAGGCGTCCCAGACTGGCATTATCACCGCCGAGGAACTGGTGGATGCCCGGGCCGCGATGACCGAAGAGCAGTATCTCCAAGAGTATGAGTGTTCGTTTGAGGCGGCGGTCAGAGGGTCGATTTACGGCACGGAGTTGGATTTGGCCCGAAAAGAAGGGCGCCTCTAGCTCGTCCCCCTTGACCCGATTCTGCCGGTGCATACGACATGGGACTTGGGGATGGGGGATGCGACCAGTATCTGGTTCTCGCAGCATACGAAGACGGGCGAAGTGCGGCTGGTGGACTATTACGAGGCGTCGGGGGAGGGGTTGCCGCACTATGTGAGTGTGTTACAGCAGAAGGGCTATGCGTATGGGGAGCATTACGCCCCGCACGACATTCAGGTCAGGGAACTGAGCAGTGGGCGGAGCCGCTGGGAGGTCGCACAGGGGCTGGGGATTACGTTCAAGATCGTGCCAAGAATTGCGCGGCGGACGGGGAATGAGTTGGAAGAGGGGATTCACGCCGCCCGGATGCTCCTGCCCAAGTGCTGGTTTGACACAAAAAAGGTTGCCACGGGGCTGGATGCTCTGCAACACTACCGGCGAGACTTTAATGCCCGATTGGGAGAGTTCAAAGCCACGCCCATTCATGACTGGTCAAGTCATGCCGCTGATGCCTTCCGGTATCTGGCGATCTGGGCGTCTGCGCCCAAACAGGAACGCGAGCCGGTGTATACCCGGCCCCTGCCCAAGGGCTTCACGACCTCGGCATGGATGGGGGGCTAAGTGATGGACATCCTCCAAGAGGCCAAAGACCGGTTTAGTCTGGTCGTCAGTGCCGAAAGTGAGCAGCGGAAGCGCGAACTCGAAGACTTGGAGTTTGACGCCGGGAATCAGTGGCCCGATGAGGTCAAAGCGGCCCGAGGCGGACAGGTGGTCGATGGCGTGCCCATCCCGGCCCGTCCGATGCTGACGATTAACAAGCTGGATCAGCCGATTCAGTTGATTATCAACCAGCAGAAAAACGCCAAGCTGGGCATTGAGGTGCGTCCCGACTCCGAAGACGCGTCGGATGACACCGCCGAAGTGTTGCAGGGGCTGATTCGGCACATTGAAGTGCAGAGCCGGGCAGACTTGGCCCGGTCATGGGCGTTTGAACGCGCCGTCAAGTGTGGGCGCGGGTTTTACCGCATTCTCAAGAAGTTTGCGGATGAGTCGGGGCAGGAGTTTGACCAAGAACTGGTCATTGAACGCATCCTGAATCAGGGCGCAGTGTATCTCGACCCCTATGCCCAGCAGCCCGACTGGTCAGATGGCGAGTGGGCCATCATCTCGACCATGATCCCGGCGGATCGCTACAAGAAAGAGTTCCCCGAGTCGTCGCTGGCCGCGTCCTTGGATGATGACTTTGCGTCGTTGGGGGATTCGGGCGACAACTGGTATGGCGAAACCGAAGACGGGCAGCAGGCCGTGCGCGTCGTGGAGTATTTTGTCGTCAACCGCATCCCCAAGGAACGCGTGGCGTATCTGAACGACCGGGGCCAGTTAGTGACCGCATGGGCCGACGAACTGCCAGAAGATGTTGACCCGGCGAGCATTCAGCAGCGACGGATGACCGAGCAGCGGTCGGTGATGTGGTACAAGCTGAACGGGCAGGAGATTCTGGAAGAGGCCGAGTGGGACGGGCAGTATATCCCCATCATCCCCGTCATTGGCCGCGAACAGAACATCGACGGCAAGCGCAAGTGGCTGGGGATTGTGCATCCGTCCAAGGACGGGCAGCGGCTGTTCAACTATGCCGTGTCCACCGCCGTGGAAACCGCCGCACTGGAACCCAAAGCCCCGTTTATTGGCTACGAAGGCCAGTTTGAAGGCCATGAACAGGCGTGGGCACAGGCCAACATCCGCAACTTCCCGTATCTGGAAGTGAAGCCCATTACGCTGGGCGGACAGGTCGTCCCGCTCCCGCAGCGCAATACCGCAGCGGCGAATCTCGGCCCGTCACTGGCTCTGGTCGATCAGGCCGACAGCTACATCAAGTCCACGACCTTTGTGTATGACCCGTCGCTGGGGTCGAGTGCGGGGTCGCGCTCAGGACGGGCAGTGCTGGCCCTCCAGCAGCAGGCGGATATTGGCAATTCCAACTATCTGGACAATCTGGCCTCCGTCTCGATGACGTATGAGGCCAAAGTCCTGTTGGACTTGATCCCCAAAATCTACGACCGGCCCGGACGCGTGGCGCGGATTCTGGGCACCGATGATGAAGTGAAACAGGTCATGCTGAACGCGCCCTTCAGCATGTCCGAGAGTGGCCGTCCCGTCCCGATGCTACCGGGCACCCCCCCTTCTTCTCCGGTGCCGGGGGGACGGCCACGCAATATCAAGCGGTATGACTTGGCGCAGGGCAAATACGTCGCCACGGTCAGCGTGGGTCGGGCGTATCGCACCCGCGTGGAGCAGGGCGCGGATGAACTCGCGCAGGTGTTGCAGGCCAGCCCGAACCTGATGCCGCTGATTGGCGACCTCTACTTCAAGTATCGGGATTTCCCGGGCCACTTGGAGATTGCCCGTCGCCTGAAGAAGATGGCCCCGCCCGAAGTGCGCGAGGACGATCAGGAACTCGACCCGCAGCAGTTGCTGGCCCAGTTGGAGCAGATCAAGGCCGAATCGGGTCAGATGATCGAGCAGATGACCAAGCAGATGGAGGAGATGACCAAGACCATCGAGGGCAAGGTCATCGAGCAGCAAGCCCTCCTCCAGAAGGCCCAGATTGAAGCGCAGGCGCGGGTGCAGGTGGCCGAGATTCAGGCACAGGCGCAGATGGCGGTCATCAATCAGAAGACCACCTCCGGCGACCTGAAGGCGCAGTTGTCGTCCGAGACGACGTTGCTGGCAAAGCAGCGCGACACGGACGCGAAGATGCAGTTGGAACTGCTGAAGCAGATTGCCAAACAGCAGCAGCAGATGCGGGAGTCGGCAAGCGTCTCGCCCACCGTCAATGTGGTGGTGAATGCCGAAGGCCCAGACGAGGAAGAATCGGACGAAAACGGCGAGATGAACCTCGGCGGGTATCCGTCGCGTGAGGAGGCTGAATGAGTGTGACCGTGGAATCTGAGTCGTTTGTGGTCGATACGAATACCGGCACCGCCGAGCAGGTGATGGCCGATCTCCAGACCGGAGACGCCACCCTCCAGAAAGACTCCGACTCCGCGACCGCTGCGCCGAGCGAGCCGGTGCCGACCGAGGCGTCGGACGCCGGGAAAGCCCTCGCCAATCGCAAACGGTCACTCGAAGGCCGGAAGCAGACGATTCAGGACGAGATCAATGCCCTTGTGCGGCAGCGCGGCGACACGCAGCGGGAACGCGATGCCATCGCCCGGGAGCTGGAGTCGCTCCGCGCCGAAAAAGCGCGGCTCAGTGCGCCACAGGCGTCGATGCCGATGTCCGCAGCGACCCAGCCCGTGCCTTTGGCGAGTGATGATCAGGAACCGACCGAAGAGCAGTTCAACGACTACGCCTCGTATGTGAAGGCACAGGCGCGGTGGCAGGCGCGGGAAGCGATTCGGGCGTTTCAGGAAGAAACGCGACAGCAGCAGGCCGCGCACTCGCGGCAGCAGTGGCAGCAGTCGCGTGATCAGCAGTTTGCGGAGCGGCTGACCGAAGCCGCCAGCCGCATTCCGGATTTCAATGTCTTGGTGAATCGGGAGGACATTGAACTCTCTCCGCCAATGGTGGATGCCATCAAGGAGTCGCCCGTGGCGGCAGAATTGATGGTACACATGGCGCACTATCCCGAGGACGCCCAGCGCATTGCCGCGCTGCACCCCGTACTGGCATTCGGGGAAATGAAGAAACTGGAAGCCCGTCTGGAGATCGCGTCAGGCCGTGGGTCATCGACTCCAGCATTTACTTTCTCGAAGGCAAAGCCCCCCATCCGACCCGTGGGGAGTGCGCCGTCACGTACCGTGGACGACGCGACTGACATGGACTTTGGGCCGGAATACGTCCGGCGCATGAACACGCAGGAGCGCAAGGCTCGACGGTACTGAGGTTAACATGGCGAATACACTCGTAACTCCGACTTGGTACACGAAGGAGACGGCACGTATTCTGGTGAACAATCTGAAGTTCGCCGCAAACGTGAACCGTTCGTATGACGATCAGTATGTGCAGGCAGGCGCGAAGGTGGGTTACACCGTCAACGCCCGACTGCCGCAGCGGTTTCAGGTGACGGAAGGGCAGGCCCTCCAGATTCAGGGGCTGAACGACCAGTATGTCCCGATCACCCTGACCCACCAGAAGAACGTGGCGTTCTCGTGGTCAACCGCCTCAATGACGCAGGAAATCGACATGGTGCGGAAGCGGTATGTCGAACCGGCGGCGGTGGCACTGGCGAACATCGTGGACTACGACGGTCTGACGACGGTCTACAAGGACGTCTATCAGGCGGTCGGCACGCCCGGCACGGTGCCGAACAGCAACCTCACCTATCTTCAGGGCGGGGCCAAGCTGTCGAACTCGGCCACGCCTGCCGAGGGCCGTCTGGCGATCCTCGACCCCGTGTCGATGGTGACTCTTGCCAATGCCAACCTGAGCCTCTTCAACCCTGCCGCGCAGATTTCCGAGGAATACCGCACGGGGCAGTTTGCCTCCCGCGCCCTCGGGTTTGCCGAGTGGTATGAAGACCAGAACGTCGCCAAGCACACGACCGGCACGTTTACGGCCTCAACCCCGCTGGTCAACGGCGCAAGCCAGACCGGGTCGTCGATTATCGTCGATGGCTGGGCCTCGGGTGCGTCGTCGCTCAAGAAGGGCGACATCTTCACCATCGCTGGGGTCTATCAGGTCAATCCCGTCTCCTACGCCTCGACCGGTCAGCTTCAGCAGTTTGTGGTGACCGCTGATACGTCGGATTCGGCGGGATCGATGACCATCCCGATCAGCCCGTCGATCATCACCTCGGGCCAGCTCCAGACGGTCAGCGCGTCCCCGGCGGACAACGCCGTCGTGACGGTGCTGGGCGCGACCTCGGCCACCGCTGGCACGCTGGCGACGACCGTCACCCCGCAGTCGCTCCTGTATCATCCCGACGCGTTCGCGATGGTCATGGCCGACCTGCACAAGCCGTCGAGCGGTGCGGAGACGACCTCCGTCCGGTCGAAGGAACTGGGCATCAGCATCCGCATGGTGCAGCAGTACCAGATCGGCACCGATCAGGAGCCGACCCGTATGGACATCCTGTATGGCTGGGCCACGCTGCGTCCGCAGCTCGCGTGCCGCGTCTACAGCTAAGGGAAAGGAGACACAGACATCATGGCTCTGACTCGTACAACCATTTCGGCGGCGGTGTCCGCTGATGCGCTCATCATCCCGGTGACTTCGGCCTCCGGGTTTGCGGCTGGCAACTTCCTGCGCGTGGACAATGAGTTCATGCAGGTCGTGTCGGTCAGTGGCAGCAACGTGTCTGTCCGGTCGCGTGGCGACTTTGGCAGCGCGGCGGTGGCCCACAACATTCTGGCCCCGGCCACGACCGGCCTGACCTCCGACCTGCCGGACTTCCCGGTGGGACAGGTGGCGCAGGTTGACCCGAACGGCCAGACCATCGTCACCGCGTCGGTGGACGGTGCCCTCAGCATCCCGAACCAGAACACGCTGGTGCTGGTGCAGAAGGCGGGCGTCTGCGCGATGACGCTGGCGGGGAAAAGGTACGTGTTCGTATCCGTGTTCGACGGCGCCCAGCCGGCGCGGAAAGCCCGCGCGCGCAGCGTGGTCGTGGCGTTGAACGTGAGCGGGGCGGCGTAGAGTGGGCTCGTCTCGCCGGGCGTCGCGCCGTTCAGCGTGTAGCGGATTTGCGCCTCCGGCGTCGCACACGAGATGGCCACAGTGACGGGGGCGGTGAAAAATCCGC